GCCATTCGCGCTGGTAGGCTCGCCAATGTCCATTAGGTCGAGGACCGGACCAGGATTCACATCGCATAAACCGACGTGCCAGGTAAGGGCATCTCCCTGGAAGGCTGCGCCAAAGACTGCCTGGAGTCCTACTATCGTGAAGATGTTGGGTGTCTTGTGCCAGATTCCATTCTTGGCGTCCCAAGACTCGTACTCGCCTCTAACCATTGAGCATCTCCTGGAACATCCGCTGAAATAGACTCACTTCGGAGTTCATGTCCTTCATGATCTCTTCGTTCTTACTGAACGTAGGATTCGCGAGCTTCTTTAGTAGCTCCTTGTTATCGAATTCCGGCGCCATTTCTTTCAGATTCGCCATCACAGCGTCAAGCGCCGGATCACCTTCCGACTTCTGGCTGCCGTCGTTCTCCTGCGAATCAAGCTCAACGGCGCTATGGAGTGCGTCGGCTAATTCACCTGACTCACCAAGGAACATCTTCGCCTGAGCCGTGCGACGACCATTCAACTTGCCGCCCATCGTTCCTGTCGATCGAATCAGCTTCGCTGCGCCAGCCACATCACCTTCGCGCACCCGACCCATGATGCCGGACTTATCCAGATTCCCAGGCCCACGGTTGTAAGTATAATCCACGAGCGCATCGAATTGATGCTGAGGAACCTTGCGGCCTTTAAGCCGTTGAGTCACTGCCTTCTCAGCCCAGGCAAGGTCCGAGCGTAGGAAGGAATCAGCTTGCGCCTGAGTGATCTTCTGGCCTTTCTTAATGGACCGATTCTCAGGGTTGTGTCCATAGCCAATAGCATATCGCCCGCCGTCAGGATAGGCAAGGAGCCTGAATCCCTCAGCTAGCTTAAGATGCTGAATCCCTTTCTCAGACATGCTGGCCATGGCTAATTTACTCTTTATGGCTTCGTCAAGGCGTCCGAGGCTAGCCCTAGACGTCCACGAATCGAAGCGAGGTTCTCAGAGATATCATTGAGCCGATCGTATATTCGCCGATTCGTAGCGCCTAACGCTGCGAGTTCCTGGCGTGCAAGGTCGATTTTCAGCGTATTCTCGCGCACCTGAGTCACACTAACCATGTTTGAGTCAATGCTAGACTGAAGCCTAGGAACTCGTTCATCCTCAATCAGTTCGACTCGCGTCTCGATTTTGGCGTCATTAGCTACTAAGTCAGTATATAGCATAGTACCGGTGACGACGGTGCCGAAGGCCGAGGCAAGAACGGTCCCGACCACTAGCAAGTGTCCGAGCTGAATCGTGCCAGAGTAACTTACCTTAGGACCACTCTTTGCCACGTCGCTCATGGGTTATCCTTCCGATTCGGAACGGCATACGTGATCAAGTAGCTGACCAGGGCGACGCCAGCGGTACCGATATATGGCCCGAGGGCGGCGTCAATGTCACAGACCTGAGTCATGGTGATAACTGCCGTACCAGCCCCGGCGGACACAGCACCCGCGATGGCCTTAAATGCGCGAGGGCCAAGGTACTTGACGGCCATTCCAGCTAGCGTGCTAAACATGATTCAACCCTTTCCAAACAGCACGGCCCAAAGACCTGCCCAGAATCCAAGTTTCTCTCCAGCTGATTTCGGTATAGGTTCTACGGCTACTGGAGTCACCGGAGGTTCAGCTCGGCCGGGCGGGGATAGAATTGGCGGTAGCTTCGGCTGCGCTGCCTGAATCCGCAGCAGATAATCACCAGCCTTCAAAGCCTTCTCGAACAGAACCGCCATCTTCGCTATCTCATGGCGCTTGTCAGTTCCGTTGACGACTCGGCGAGCCTGAAGATACTCTGCGTAGTCTTCTTCGTCCGATTCATCAATATCATCGATGTAAGCAAGCAGGCCCTTCCCAGTGAACCAGCCGCCCAGGGAACCCTGCTTCAGAATCTCGTAGGCAACATTGAATCCAAGCGCCAAGTCTGGATCGCCAACCAGATCGACTCCAATGTTCTTACCGACCCTGACGTAATTCGATCGGCCAGTAATCTGCACGAATCCACGACCACAGTACCTAGCGCCATCGCCTGCGCGAGTATTCCCGAGTCGCTTACCAACCTTCGTATGCGGCCCGTAGCGAGAATTAAAATACTTGTCGCCGCCGTACTCTTGAATCGGCTGCATAGTATAAGCCGTCTCAAGTGCTGTCGTAGCAAGCATGTAGGCGGCCAGGTTGACCTGAATCTTATCCCGCTCCATGCGAAGAATGAGCGCGTCAAAGCCGGGAACATTGGCCATCGTAATGGGATGTTCGCCACGAATCGTATCGTAAAACTGCTTAAGAATCATTGCCAAATTCCTTAGGCTATAGTTGCTTTTCCGTCGGCGCCGTCACCACCAGTAGTGTAAGCTGCTCCACCAATACCACGATTCCCTACAGTTAATGTGATTCAGGCGCCAACAGTTAAGCTCTTCGCTTGGGCAACAGCCTTCCAATGCAAAGCCTCCGAGCCAGGATCGAGCCTGGTGATTCGCTCGTCAATGGCCATGGACTCCTTGAACGTCCGCGTGTCTATCTCGACGCCAGCCATCACAGCGGCGACCTTGGCTTTCGTCAGTTCGTAATCATCCCATTCACCACCGGCAGGAGGCTCTTTGATCCCGTCCGCCTGCCACTCTTTCCAGCTCTTGAGCCATGATGGTCGTGCATTGAATCGGCAGAGCCAGTGAGTAGGCTCACCATCCTTAGTCGCGGCGAGCGGAATTGAAAACGTCCGGCCCGGTAGCGGCGCGAGGTCATCACCGAGAGCGCAGAAGAAACGATTCGCGTCGTCGCGCAGGGCGTCAGGAATGATCAGCGTGATTGAATAATCGTAGCCGCTCATATCAATATCCCCCAACCACAGTCACCGTCCAGCTTCGCGACCGGAGAGCGTCGATTGCCGTATTTCCTGTGGCCGATGGAGCACTAGATGTTCCACCCGTTATATTGAGTGTGCCGCTAGATGTTCCCGCTGCCGCTATGGATACGAGGATATTATCAACTGACGTTGCAGATAGCGCACAACCGTCGAAAGCAAGAGTAAAGTCTGTTGCGGTCGAGGTGTTAAACATTGATGCTGGGAATGTGGTTAGAGACGAGCAACCAAACCAAGCGTGGCTGAAATTAGTTCCAGCGGAGACATCTAGCAATGGGAAGGCAGTTAGAGACGAGCAAGCATACCAAGCAACGGAGAAATTAGTTCCAGCGGAGACATCTAGCAATGGGAAGGCAGTTAGAGACGAGCAACCAAACCAAGCGTTGGGAAAATTAGTTCCAGCGGAGACATCTAGCAATGGGAAGGCAGTTAGAGACGGGCAACCACGCCAAGCGTCGGAGAAATTAGTTCCAGCGGAGACATCTAGCAATGGGAAGGCAGTTAGAGACGAGCAACCACGCCAAGCGTCGGAGAAATTAGTTCCAGCGGAGACATCTAGCAATGGGAAGGCAGTTAGAGACGAGCAAGCATACCAAGCGTAGCCGAAATTAGTTCCAGCGGAGACATCTAGCAATGGGAAGGCAGTTAGAGACGAGCAACCACGCCAAGCGTAGCCGAAATTAGTCACGCTTCCAAACACATCTACGGCGCCGAGTGCCTCGAATGCAGCGACAGCCAATGCTTTATCCGCTGTCGACAACTCCGCGTCGATCATCATCGCGGCATAGATTTTGGTGCCCGGTAGATATACCCCACCTTGTACTTGAGAGAACGCCCCGGCAGACGCCGCTACCGAATATGTAGCAACGCCCCAGTCAGTTGCTTGGATATAGGTTCCAGTAATCCCGCCCGATGGAATAGTAACGACCAGATCGTCACCCGCCTTGTCAACTGTCCAATACCAAGGCGGGCCACCGGTCAGCGCCGGGCGGCTGGCCCCAGTGACTTGGTAGGCATGGTTGCCGGAGATTTCCCTGACCGTCAGAGCATCAACGCTACCGACAAAATTAAGATCAGCGCGAATGATGAGGGCGGTCCCATTTGCTCTGAAGATTTTCGAGATTGAACCATTCGCCGAATAATCACCGGACTCTTGTGTCCCAAAGACAATTGCGACATTCCCCGCGCTGTAGGCGGATACGGTCAACTCCGCCTGATAAAATTTACCGCTGACGAGAGGCGCAATGCTGGCCGTAAGGTCGCTGTCTCCTACTTGAGTGCCGTCACTAGAGGCCGTACCAGACCCGATTGCCCACCCTGTGCCCTTGCCCCAGTTGCTATCAGCGTCAAACCCGCCATTGACAGCCAACTCAGCCCCAATCACCACCCCCTGACTGCGGTCCAACACCAAACCAACCGGGTCAGTCGCAGCATCGACGGCGGTTATTCCCGCGCTCGTCTCATACTGCAACGCGATGCCGCTTTGCCGAAAAGCCGGATCGATCTTGTCGAACAGGAAGCCAGCAGCACCATACTTAACGAACAGCTTCGCCAGCAGGTCACCACCGCCAAGAAGTCTTCTGCGCCGTCGACTCATAGCAATTAGCCTCGATTACTTAATGGTCCGGCGGGCCAGCAGAATCACATCAAGATCTGTCGAGCCATCACCAGCGACTGAGCCGGGCTTCAAGTACAACGGCGCCTCCAGAATCACTTCGATTTTGGCCTCAGTCAGGACGATTGGATTCCCTTGCGGATCGTTCAGGACAGCAAAGTTAGCCCCGTCGTTCGACCCGAGCAGACTCACTTTGCCGCCCGTGCTGAATGTGCCAACCACCTGAACACTCACATCAGCCGCGACGTTGTTCTTCCAGGCTTCGCCATCAATATCAGTC